TGCTCACACAAGGCGTCGAGGTCGCGATCACGGTCGCTGAGCGGGTCCTCCGGCTCTTCGAAAAGAGGCGTCGGCGCCGCAGCAGCCAGCCGCTGGACGGCAGGTTCTAGGAATGGACTGGTCATCGTATGCCCTTTGAAAGGATGCGGCGCCCACCAGGCGCGGGACCGGGCTGCTGCCTCGGCGGTGGAGTTGGGGAAATCGGTGCGGATGCGGGCGCGGGTGTTGGATACGTATCCAATGGCGCCGCAGCTTGGGACGCGATGGCGTCGTTCTGGCTGGGAACCTCAGCCGGCGCATGCGGTGCCGGCGTTGGCGCGGGCACAGCTGGCCCGAACAGATCGGGCGTCAGCTGCCGCGGCACTAGCTTGTCGCGAAGGTGCTGCCAATCCAGCGCCGACCACTTGTGCAGTCCGAGCTGGTATGCGATCGCAAGGTTGTAGACCGCGAGGTCGAGTGCTTCATTTCGCGCACCGTTGGGCTTGATCCATTCCCTGATCGCCCGGCCTTTGGCATAGCGCGTCCGCGGCTGTTCGGCTACCAGCTGGTCGAACCACTCGGGCGGCAGTTGGTCGTGAAAGTGCAGCGCCCCCGGTCCGTCGACCAGCTGCAGGCGAGCAAAGAGGTAGTCCTTGGCGACGTCGGTACCGACCTGCCACAGCTCCACGCCGCCGGGCGTCTTGGTGCCGCCCCATTCGATGTCCACGCGTCTGGGCACGCTGCCCATGATCGGGCGGTTGGGCCTGGTCGCGCCGTGCAGCACGGTGCAGTTCATCGGCTTGCGCGCAGCACCGTAGTTGTACACGTCCTGGGTGTTCGCGCCACCGGCGTCGATGCCGTAGGCGCTGATCATGATCGGCCTGCCGCCGGACGCGTGCATTAAGGGCGTACGGCGGATCTCATCAAGCCGTTGCCACACGCTGCCGGGCGTGTCCGGTGGTTCGGCCGGTGACCCGATCAACGGGATGTGGTCGATCAGCCAATGCTCCATGCCCGGGCCCCATGCCTCGATCTGCGCTTCGAGCCGGTTTGCCTGTGTGTCCACTGCCATGGTGACCACGAGGGCCGCGTCGGGAATCACCCGCGGCGGATACGCTTCGGCGCGGTCGCGCAGTTGCTTGGCGGTGGTGGTCGTTTCACTGTTGCGGTAGCTCAGGCCCAAACGCGTGTTGTAGTAGGCCTGCATGAGCGTGTGATCGCCGCGCTGCAGGGCCTGCTTGGCCCGCTCGTACTGCCTGGCCAGCGACAGCCAACCGATGGCGCCGATCGGCATGTAGAAGGCCGACATCGACACGCTGACAGTTTCGCCATCGCCCTGGCTGCGGGCATACCAGTGTGCCGTGCCGCCCAGGTCGGCATCCAGAAACATCGTCGTCTTGTGCCGCTCTTCGATGATGCAGCCGCTCTCAGGGCATACGAACCATGCCTTCGACATGAAGCCGGTTTCAGAATCACGCTCATAGCGGAAGTTCTCCTGGACCAGTTCGTGATGGTGGCCGCACTCTGGGCACGGCACCAGGTAGACCTCTCGGGTGCCCATGTCGTGCAGTTCATCGATCTTCGAGAACCCTTCGATCGTCGGGCTGCTGACCTCGTAGAACTTGCAGTCACGCTCATGCTGGGTAGCGCGGGCCTCGGCGATCTCGACCGAGTCGCCCTCGATCAGCGGCGGCAGTCGGTCCACCTCATCGATGAACAGGTAGCGCACCGTGATCTCGGCCAGGTTGGCGGCGGCGCCGGCCGTGTTGATGTAGAGGGTTGCGTCGCCCTTGAAGTCCTTGGCCTGGGTGGTGTTGCGCTTGTCGCGGCTCTTCTGCTCGGAAACGCACTCGCGCAGCACCTTCACGTTGCGAATGGCCTGGGACACCCGGGCGCTGAACCGCTTGGCCAGGCCGTCCGTGGGCTGCAGCGCCAGGATGTTGGCCGGCGCCCGGTGAATGCAGGCACCGATCCAGTTGATGGCGGTCTGCGTCTTGAACATCTGCGAGGCGACCTTGGCCACCACGCGTTTGCACGGATGGCCCGGCGAGAGCAGCTGCGCGATCCGGCGGGCATAGGGCGTGCGCTCGAACCGGAATGGCCCAGGGTGCGGCGCCGACTTCGGCAGCACCATGAACTCTTCCGACCACTCATCCACGCGCAGCTCAGGATCTGGGCGCGCCGCGGCTGTGGCCGTGCGCACTACCAGGTCATAGCCGTCGGCGATGTTCAAGCGCCCTCCCTTGCCGGCAGACGCTCCAGCATCCGCTCTTCCCAACCGGCGAAGGCCTTCCGCTGTTCATCGGCAATCACCCGCTCGATGTCGCGCACGTCGATCAGTCCGATCAGCTTTGGCGCGGCGCGCTGACCAGCGGCCATGACGGCATCACGCAACGCTCGGAACGCATCGAAGATCGCGCGCTCGGTGGTGTCACGGTCGATGAGCCGGCCCGCCTCCTTTGCGTTCTCACGCTCTTCCCGCTCCACGGCGGCCAGCTCGCGGCGGGCCCGAAGCGAGTGATAGTCCGGCTCTGCCGGCGCCGGCGAGAAACCGGGCTCAGACGGAACATCGCCGGCCAGGCCGCCCTGCCCTTCATGCAATCCGGCCTGGTCGACGCTGCGGCCGCTGTCGGCCCTGGCTCGCGTGTTCTGCTTCCACTGGAAGTCAGCGACCTCGGGGTCAATCTTGCCGTTGATCAGCGAGATGCGCCCTTCCGACACAGCCTTGGACACGGCCGATTTGGCGCATCCGCGACGCCTGGCGTAGGCGGCGAGGCTGATCAGATTGACCCGACCGTTCACTTTGAGGACCTCCGTTCACCTACTCGTTCACTTTGCTGCAGCCCAGCGACTGGCGCAGCCGCGGGGGTCGAATTACCCCCACGGCTTGAGAGCGTGGGAGTACCTACAAGGGGGCTACCCCCTGGGGCCGTCGACGACCACGACGCAGCCGTGCGCTGGAGCAGCCTCGCGATCGGCATTTCGAATCCCGTTCCTTCTTTCTTCATTTCCTTTTCTTCTCTCTTAAAGAAGCTGTTACGCCGTTACGCGCGCGCGTAACACCACGACCCGCGCCAGTGCTTGCTTGTCACGGTGTTACGGTGTTACGCGCCTCCCCTATACGAGAAACCACATGCATACCCACACCCCTTTCTCGCGCACGCACACGCGCACGCATTTGGAAGCCCGCGTAACGGCGTAACAGCGTGACAGCCCGCGCCGTTGCTTGCTTTCCTTGTTACGCATTCGCGTAACGGCGTAACAGCGCGGCTCAAGACTCGCCCTCCTTCGATCCGGGCTTGCTTCCATCCGGGGACCGGGGTTCATATCCCAAGTAGTCCGACAGTGCCTGTTCGAAACTGGATACGCACTCGGTGGCCCACTCGCCGGCATTCACGCCTTCCGGCCTGTCGGTGACCAGCAGCATCCTGGTGGTCTTGCGACCCACCACCGTGTCCTCGGTCACGGCCGCGATCCACTCTTTCGCGGGTGGCTTGGGCGGCTCCAACGTGCTGGCCATTGACTCCGAGATCCGCAGCAGCATCCGCGTGAACACGTTGCGCTGCATCGGAAACCGGTCGCCAGTGCGTTGCGCGTACTTCAAATAGGCCCGGTAGGCCTGAGCCATCGAACATGTGCGGTAAGGCAAATCCAGCTCACCGCTGGCCCACTCCAGCCAAAAGCGTTCCGGGCTCTTTCGGTTCATGTCGATCAGGTCCAGCTTCGCTTGGGTCAGGGGAGCGGGGGCGAACGGATCAAAGTCGTCCAGCGGGTACGTGAGCAGGTAGTGATAGAAGTGCCTGAGCCCGCCCGCCTCTTTCCAGGCCTTCAGCCTTCGATAGAACTCGAATTCGCGCGCCCGGGGGGTGTAGATCACCAAGTAGCGTCGGTCGCTGTTATCCAGGGCGAGCGGCTGCAGCTCGTTGGACAGGAAGACGATGTTGATGTGGTTTCGCTCTTCGCGACGGGGCAGGTTCTTCGGGTTGATCTGCACCGTGGTCGACGTGATCAGCGCTTTCAGCCGGTTCTTGTTGTGGACCAGCTCCTGCCGGCTGGACACTTCGTCGCCCACCACGGCCAGCTTGGCCGAACGCCAGTCATTGAACTTGTCCTCGAGCTCGTCCTGGCCGACCAGCGCGCCGTACTTGCCGTAGATCTCGACCCACAGGTCGAAGAGGAAATTCTTACCGGCGCCCTCGTCGCCATGCATGATCACCGCAGTGCGCAGCTTCGTTCCCAGGTGCTGAAGTGGATACGCCAGCCAGCACAGGAGCCAGTGCATGATGGTGTCGCACTCGTCGGCATGGATGCTCGCGCGGCTGGTCAGGAACCGGATCAGCTCCAGCAGCACCGACACGTCGCCCTCTTCGGGCTCGAGCGTGATGCCGCCGAACAGATTGACCGACTTCTCGGCATCGCAGCTGCAGGCGGGGTCAAATACCACGTCGGCCGGCATGATCGTGCGCCGGCGCTCGTGCGCCTTCCAGATCTTCACGAAATCGCTGCCGTGCGCGTGCGCCATGTTGGCGATCTTCATGATCAGGCGATTGACCCCGTCCCAAACCGTGTCGGTGCCGTAGATCAGCGCGAAGTTCGCCAGCAGGTAGTTCACCTGGCCCCAGTCGATGGTCTTGTCCGGCTTCTTGGGCTTACCCCCTGTCCCCTTGGTCGGCGCATCTGCGCTTTTTTGGGGAGGGGGGGAGGCGGACGAGTTGGGGCCGTTGTCGGCCGCCGCCCGCGTCTTGCGCTTCTTTGCATCCTTGATGTTGACAACCTCAGCTTGTGGCGCTTGCGCGCCAGATGCTGACGAAGGGGCGTCGGGCACGCCCGCGCCCGGTCCACCTGGTTGATCCTGGCCAGGGGGTTGGGTGCCGTCCGGGCTATCGACCACGTCCCTGTCCCTTCCCGATCACGCTGATCACGCCGAGCAGCTGCGCTTCGACCTCACCCAGCCCTTGGCGCAAGTGCAGGTCATTGAAATCGGTATCCTTGTCCTGGCGCCTGGCCGCGTCGAACACTGGCCAGACGATGTCGCACCTGGGCGTCGTCTTGGCGGCCAGCTTGGCTTTCCTGCGCCCTGGGTTCGGGCCATCGTGGTCCTCGGTCTTCCAGTCGTCATCGGCGCAGATCAGCAAATGAACATCGGGGTGCAGGGCACGTAAGATCTCCACCACGAACACCAGGTTGTACGCATCCAGGGCGACGTACACCGGCCAGCGCCGGCCGGTAGCCATGCGAATCGACAGGCCGGTAGCGTAGCCCTCGCAAACTAGCACCAGCACCGTGTCTGCGTCGACCTGACCCAGGCGCAGCGCGCAGCCGGGCTTGGCGAAGTCCTTGGTGAAGGTCTTCTGCGGCAGCTCTTCGCCGGTGCGCGAATCCTTACGCGGGCCCGGATAGATCCGCTGCACCGCGCGCAGCGCCTCCTCGCGCGGCTTGTCATAGCGCAGCAGCGGGATCACCAGCGAGCCATCCGGGAGGAAGCGGCATGCTTCGGGCTCGACGCCCTTGCGCTCGAGGTAGGGTGAGCGCCCTGCGCGCGAGGCGCGGCGCCAAAGGTCGACGGCCCCGAGGGCCGCGATCGCGGCGGCCTCGGCCTTCGCCGCCACCGCTTTTTCTTCCGCCGCGCGGCGTTCGGCCTTGAAGCGCTCGCGCTCGGCGTCGGTGAACGGCTTGAAATCGATCTCCACCTTCTGCTCGCTGCCGCCGTGCTTGTAGCAGCCGAACTTGCCCACCACATACTCGGCTCCGGTCTCGCTGCCATCTGGCCTGCGCGGGCGCCACAGCTGCAGCCAGTACCACCATTTGCCCTTGGCGCCGAAGGTCTTGCGCTTGGGCGTGGGGATCTGCAGCGGCAGGCAGCGCGAGGTGAATTCGACCCCAAACGCCTCCATCTGGTGCACCACAGATGCGTAGTTGTCCATCAGGCTGCGGCGCGCTGTTCGATGAACTGCTCGAGGATCGTCAGGTTGGCCTGGCGCGCCAGCCATTGGCTGATGAACCGGTTGCCGCACTCGATCTCGAAAGCGTTGATGTGGCGCGCCGGCAGCTCGCGCTTCTTGTCGTCTTCGGACAGGTAGTCCGAGAGGTGCGAGGCATACAGGCCCGCGGCCTCGGCCAGCACACGGCGCGTCAGGTTGCGCCGCATGCGCAGATCCCAGCAGGCGCGCACGGCCTCGCGATACGTCTTGCAGGCCAGCACGATCTGAGGGTCGATCAGCCGAGGGCCGACGTAGTACGTCAGCATGGGCAGATTCAGCTGCATGGCCGTTCCCCTGGATAGAAAAATATCACTGGATTACCCGTTGAATTACCGGTTGATCACCGCGCAAAATTTTTTCGATGCATTCACGAAAACAGGCTGAAGGGCGGGCGCCCGCGATCGCTGGACAATGGAGGGCTCTCAACACCCCCCCGTCACGCGGGGCCCTCCCCTGCGGTGGCCACCGGCGCGCGGCGGTCGAGGTCTGGATACGGGTTGGCGCGGGTGGAGTTGCGGCGGTCGGTGCCGTTGGGTGCGCCGGAGGCTGTCTCGTGCGTGGTGTTGCGCAAATAGGCCCAGTCCACGTCATCCCGAAGGTCCTCAACCGTCACTGCGCGGTCCGACTCCCGTTCCAGGTTGATGCAAACACGCTCACCGATCTTCTGGCCTGTGGAGATGCATTTGCGCAGGTACCCGATCGTGGTCCCACTGCGCTGCGCATAGACCGCCTGTTCGGCCGTCGGTAGGCCGTTCAAATACGCCTGAAGCTTTTTCATGATTGGCAAGACTTTACCCGTGGGTATATCTGTGCGTCAATACCCGAAGGTCATTTACCCGGCGGTATATGAAAATCACAATGCCGAAATGGGGCAACAAGAGCACTGGCGGCAACGACTGCTAGAACTTAAGGAGGACCTGCATCTAACGCAGGCAGCCATGGCGCAAGCCATGGAGGTCGATGCGAGCTACCTTTCCAGGCTGCTCTACCCTCCGGGCAAAAAAGGCCGAAAAAATCTCGGCCTGGACACCATGCTCGCGTGCAGAAAGGCTTTCCATTTGCAGGCGGACTGGTTCGATCTGCCGCTGGGGACGGCCCTTCCGAGCGGTCAAAGGTCAATGCCCGGGGACCAGCATCGTGTTGCCACGCCCACAGACCAGAGCTCGGTAGTGCCGATCGGAAAGCTCACGTGGCCGTTCAAGCAGGTGACATATCGGCGCCTCATGGCGCTGAGGTCCGCATTGGGGCCCAAGTTGGGCGCGGCCGCAATGCACGACGTCGACGAATTACTTGACGTGGCCGTCACGAAGTGGGAGCGCTTGGCGCACGCGAAAAAAAAGCCGCACCAAAATGGTTAGTGCGAAGGTGTATCAGTTTCCACTTTTCGAGTTAGCTGCACGCCATCCATGAGCAAAAAAATACTCGTCCGACAATAAAGAGAAAGGTGGGGGAATGACATGTCCAGCTTCATCAATGCGCCAATCACCCTCACCATCGGCGCGCTTGCGTGGGCCTTTGCGAACCCCGGGTTCGCTCAGATCTATCGCTGCAAGACCTCGGACGGCACCGTCGTGCAGCAGATGCCCTGCCCCGCAGGCCAGGGGGAAAAACTCGCCGTAAAGCCGGCCAGTGGCTACTCACCGGCAGCGGCGCCATCCGTCCCCAGCACACCGCAGGCAGCAGCCAACACCACCGCCAAGGCCCAAGCGCAGGGCAAGGTGCTGGAAAACGAGCGCATTCGACGCGAGAAGTGGACCGAGTGGTACGAGCGCACAAGCGCCGTCACGCAGATCAAACAGCGATGCAGCATGGAACAAAGCGTCATTCGCGCCCGGATGGCCAGCTCGAACAACAATCTGGCCGGCGCCATGCGCGACGTGTCGCTCACCAATGAGCTGACGGCGGCCGCCGTACGCTGCGATACGCGCGTGCGTGAGGCCGAGCGCGAGGTGGATGAGGCGGCCAAAGTTTGCGCCGCCATCGAGTGCATCAACCCGCACCGTTAAGGCGCGCACCATGAATCGCGATATGGACTTGGTCTGGAAGCCTGACGGCTGACTTGGCTAGGCGCCTGGCTCGTTCCTGATTGGTTTCATTGTTTTTTCCGCCCCGCACCATGCGGGGCGACTGCATTGTCCAAAATGTTTACCTGTAGGTATTGACAAGGTAGTTTACCTATAGGTATTCTTCGACCTACCTGAACAGGAGGTCGAATGCAAACCCCAGCTCAGGGCGTCGTCATGGCGCCCGTTTCCCCCGCAGTCGCCAAGCTGCTGCACCAGCTGCAGGCGCAGATCATCCGGGAGGCCGACGCAGCGCGCCAATTCGAAGCCATCGCGGCGCCCGAGTGGATCTGCCTGCCGGCGACCGTCAAGTACACACACAGCGAGCACCGCGAAGGGCCGAACGGCCATCGCGTGCTGGTGGTGCGCGATGCAGAGGGGAACCAGCTCAGGCTGCAAACCCCGACCTGCTGCGACCCGAATTACCGGGACCTGCGCCCCGGCATCTGGTACGGCTCCGAGCGACGCGTCGACACGAACGGCGAGATCTGGCAATCCAACACCGTCCGCTACTTCACGACTGACGACTTCGGCCAGCTGGTGCCGGTGGGCGGTGCGTCATGAGCGCCGCAGTCGAATTCGACGTTGACGGCTCCCGCTACACGATGGCGGCATTCCTCGCAGCCAACGCCGACGATGAGGGCGTGTGCGAATGGGCCGCCAGCGCGCAGCCAGGCGATTTCTGGCCCGGCGTGATCCCCTGCACCGCCGTGGCAGCGCAAGGCGGTGTCGTGAGCGCTCCGGATCGCCCCGATGCCGCCGACTACGCCAAGGCCGGGAGCACGTCATGAGCACCCACCGCATCAACTTCACCCCCGAGCCGCTGCGCAAGCGCACCGGCCGCAGCCCGCTGATTGCTGGCGCAGCCTTCGTTGGGCTCACCCTTTTCACGTGGGGCCTCGTCGGGCTGCTGATGCACATCGGCCAGCCCGCCGCTGTGGCCACGCCAGTGCGCACGCCCGACGTGCAGATCTTCCCCATCGAGCCGCACGACAGCCCGCGCCTGGCGCAGATCCGTATCGAGGCCTTCCGCGCCGGCTATGAAAGCGCTGCGCAGGACGGCTGCAGGCCCGCCCTGGCCATGCCAATTACCGGTGTGCAGCGATGACGTCCGACCTGTTCGATCGCGCTGTGGCCCTGGCCAAGCAACGCGCCCAGCTGCTGGCACTGGCCAATGACCCGGACGCTAGGGGCCAGACCACGCGCCGGCAATTGCTGATTCGCGCCCGCAAGGTAGAGCGAATCATCGTTGGCATCGCCGACCTGGCAATCTCGGTCAACCGGTCACGAGGCCCACGCTGATGACAGCCCAGGCCGCTGCGCCCGCCGCCA